TCAGGCCTCCTCAACGTCGTGATACTCTTCGCACGCCTGCAGCGTGTTCTGGATCAGGGTGGCGACGGTCATCGGGCCAACGCCGCCGGGAACCGGGGTGATGTAGGACGCGCGTTCGGCGGCATCTTCATACACCACGTCGCCGACCACTTTGCCGCTTTCCAGACGGTTGATGCCGACATCGACCACAATCGCCCCTTCTTTAATCCACTCGCCAGGAATAAAGCCCGGTTTGCCCACCGCGACGATCAGCAGGTCGGCGTTTTCGACATGATGGCGCAGGTTTTTTGTAAAGCGGTGGGTGACGGTGGTGGTGCAGCCGGCCAGCAGCAGCTCCATGCTCATCGGGCGACCGACGATATTGGAAGCGCCAATGACCACCGCATTGAGGCCGTAGGTGTCGATATTGTAGCGTTCCAGCAAGGTCACGATACCGCGCGGAGTGCACGGACGCAGGCGCGGCGCGCGCTGGCACAGGCGGCCAACGTTGTAAGGATGGAAGCCGTCGACGTCTTTATCCGGCGCGATGCGCTCGAGAACTTTGACGTTATCGATCCCTGCCGGCAGGGGCAGCTGAACCAGAATACCGTCGATGGTCTTATCGGCATTCAGAGTGTCGATAAGCTCCAGCAGCTCGGCTTCGCTGGTGGTTTCCGGGAGATCGTAAGAGCGGGAGACGAAGCCCACTTCTTCACATGCTTTGCGCTTGCTGCCGACATAAATCTGCGAGGCCGGGTTGCTGCCGACCAGCACGACGGCCAGCCCAGGGGCGCGTTTTCCGGCCGCAACGCGAGCCTTCACTTTTTCCGCAACCTCAGAGCGTACCTGCTGCGCAATCGTTTTACCGTCAATAATTTTTGCTGCCATCAGAGAGAGGATTCCATCTGTATCTTTACGAAAGGGGGATGAGGATATTTTGTCAGAAGCGGGCCTCGCTGTCAGTCCTCGTTTGCTGTTTTATCCTGTCTGAGGCTAATTTAGCCTGTTATGACCATGGTTATTACATGGTTATTGGTGCGTTGCGCCTGGCCACTGAGTCGATTTACGCGCGCATTAGGCCCGGCGGTATGCTTCTTGTACAGTTGGTGGAGGATATTTCGCCAGCGTCGTATAAGCCCCGCAGTTTCCTGGCAAAATGGATTGACTCAACCGACGTGGACCGTATAATTCCACGCGTTTCACTCCGCGAAGCACTCGCTTCTCAGGGCGCCCTTAGCTCAGCTGGATAGAGCAACGGCCTTCTAAGCCGTAGGTCACAGGTTCGAATCCTGTAGGGCGTGCCATACTCACTTCTCTTAACGTCCCCTGAAGTCTACTCAACTCAGCATATACGTGGCATTCTCCAATATTTTATTATCTCAACGTCTACTATGGTCTATTGAAATCCACATTCATGTGGGGGTACATTTGGGGGTAGATTCCTGTTCAATGAAATGAGATACCCCCAAGTGAAGCTCACAGCCCGCCAGGTCGAAACATCTAAAGCTAAGGACAAACCCTATAAACTGTCTGATGGCGGTGGCCTTTACCTGTTGGTGAATCCCAACGGCTCTCGATACTGGCGGCTGAAGTACCGGGTCGCAGGTAAAGAAAAGTCGTTGGCTTTAGGTGTATACCCTGACGTCTCGCTGGCCGATGCACGTCAAAAACGAGCAGAGGCTAAAAAAGTACTGGCTGCTGGTGGTGACCCGGGACAGGAAAAGCAGGAAAAAAAACATGCTAAGGCGATGGCCGTATCAAATAGCTTTGAGAGACTGGCGCTGGAATGGCATGAGCATAAATCGATGAACTGGTCAGCAGGCTATGCCAGCGACATCCTGGAGTATCTGAGAAAAGATATTTTTCCTTATATTGGCTCCCGGTCGATCACTGATATTAAGCCCGTTGATATGTTGGCTGTTCTTCGCAAGATGGAACAACGTGGAGTACTTGATAAGCTCAAAAAGACACGTCAAGCCTGCCGGCAGATCTTCACCTATGCGGTCATCACCGGCAGAGCAGAGCATAATCCCGTGGTCGATCTCGCCAGTACTCTAAAAGCACCAAAGCAAAAACACTTCCCTCATTTATCGGTTGAACAAATACCTGACTTTCTGCGAGCTCTGAATGACTATAGCGGCAGCGTGGTGACTCGAAATGCTACCCGCCTGCTTATGCTTACTGGGCTTAGGACAATTGAGCTCCGTGCTTCTGAATGGGATGATATCGACTTCGATAAAGGGATCTGGAATATCCCTGCAGAGCGAATGAAGATGCGGCGGCCACATCTCGTTCCTATCTCAACTCAGGTTCGCGAACTGCTTGAAGAAATCCACCAGCTTACCGGGCGAGGGAAGTATGTTTTCCCGGGGCGGAATGATGCCGGTAAGCCAATGAGTGAGGCCAGCATCAACCAGGTGATTAAACGAATCGGTTATGACGGTAAAGCGACCGGGCACGGCTTCCGCCACACCATGAGTACCATCCTCCATGAACAGGGATATAACACAGCCTGGATTGAAACGCAGTTGGCCCACGTCGATAAGAACTCAATACGCGGGACATATAACCATGCTCAGTATCTGGATGGCCGTCGGGAAATGCTCCAGTGGTATGCCGACTATATGCAGGCGCTGGAGAATGGTGAAAATGTGGTCCATGGCTCGTTCGGGAAACGCGCCTGACTGGATGCATAGACAGTATATACAGACGATAGTAGACTTAGGTAGACGAACAAAGAATAGGCTATGTCTAGGCTGATCCCCGAAAACCCGTACACCTCTGCGGGCTGACATAGCCGCCAAAATCAGGGGGCGCGAGGTGGCGGAATGCTGGACATTGCTGAGTTGCTAAAGGCTCGGAAAAAAGAATTTATCAGTCTTCGAGAGTTCATAACAAGAATTCATCTCTATCAGCCTCATGTTAGCCTTAAGGACATTGCCGATTTCCTTTATATTGAGGACTCCAATGGAGGACTGCCTGAGTGGGTTAAAAAGGGCGTTGCTGGTTCAATAGAAACTACTTGGGTTGATGATAACCACATGGAATCTGATACATCATTACATTCCCTTTTGAATGTAATTCATGAGTTTGATGAGATGCCTGAGGTTTTACCTCCAGCGCTTACTTCGTCCGCCGTGGCTAGGATTGTTCCATCGGAAGCACCTATGGATTTTGATGATGATATTCCTTTTTGATAAATATAAACAATAGGAGAGCGGATAATGAGTGGATGGGGGCAAAGTAAAGAAGAACACTGGTCAGCAACTCAATTTGATAAATATGGTTTCCGTCGTTCTGACTTAAAGGCTATTGCTGACAAATTAGGGGTTAATCTTGATATTCCAATCGAGGATATTGTTACATCAGGAGAAAATAGGAAGCCAGAAACATTTTCGGAAGAGGATATAAGCGTCCTCAGAAGCGAGATTTCTCTCTTAAAAGAGAAAATCAAAAAGTTAAATAGTGAAAGACCGACTCTTTTGGGCAAATACAGAAAAGATGATCCCCTCCTTCTGGCGATACAGATAAGAAACACTGAATGGAACATGTACGATCCTGATAATGACAGAGCTACCAGAGGGAATCAGGTGGCAATTATTCAAGACCTTGAAGGTAAAGGGTTTTCCAATGCCCAAGCAAAAGCAATAGAAATGGTTGCATGCCCCATCAAGCGTGGCTAATCACCCCAGCCCTTAGGGTTGTATCTAGTCGAAAAGTCTTACCCTAAGGGTTTAATATAGCTACCCTCAGGGTAAGCTAACTGCTAGTTTACCTTTAATAACCCTTACCCTTAGGGTTATTCATTCCTCACTAGCCATTAGGCCTAATGGTATGAAGAAATAGCATTTATTCGTGTAATCATATGCCACGTAAACCGCAATAGACTTTACGAGGTAAATATGTCCAAATCATTAATCCGATTCTCTGAGGTTCAGAAACGCACTGGCTACAGTAAGGCGTGGTTGTATCGTCTTATGAGTGAACAGCGTTTTCCCGCCGCAATTAAAATTGGCTCCCGTTCGATCGCCTTTATTGAAAGTGAAATTGACGATTGGATTAATCAGCGCATTACTGAATCTCGTGGTGAGGTGGCCTAATGCAAAAAGAAAACCGCCCATTACAGGCGGCTAACATAGATACTCGCGAATCTGATGTTACGCCACTAGCCTACACCGTTCAAGCCTCAAAGCGCATTCCGAAGAAACACCGTGCTCGCACCTACATGCTGCGTTGTGGGGCTGGTGGGTGGACAGAAAACGACATCCTGCGCAATTGCCGCCTCTCATCTGGCCGCAACTATGCGAGCGAACTTGAGCGCGAGCTTGATATTTGCCTGGAACGCCTGGAAGAGAAAAACCCTGATGGTATCGGTGCGCACATGCGTTACCGGTTTGCGTGCCGTGGTGACGTGCTGAAGGTGATTCAGTTCGTTAACCGCATGGCCGCAGTCAACCAACATTACGGGCTTTCAAAGCAGGATATCGCCGACATTCTGAACCTCTACCCGGACAACTTCACCGCCGCATAACGGAGCCGAAAAAATGAAAATCGAAAAAAGCAGATTCAATTCTGAGGCCGCCCCTCAACCCAACGTTAACCCGGGCGTAATTAACGGCAATGACTTTGCCGCCATCGTTCCCGTTATTCCCGGCCAAATTGGCGGGCGCGAAACCAATATTGCGAGCGCCAGAGCTCTGCATAAGGCGCTGGGGGTGGGCCGCGACTTTACCAACTGGATTAAAGGCCGCATCGACCAGTACGGATTTGTGGCCGGGACTGACTACATCCGTGTTGAAAATTTGAGCTCACCAAAACGGGCGAGCGCAAAATTTCGCCAGCAAATTGAGCATGATTATCTTCTCTCGCTGGATATGGCTAAAGAAGTGGCAATGGTTGAGCGTAACGAGCAGGGGCGAGCTGTGCGCAGGTACTTCATCCAGTGCGAGGAGGCGTTACAGCTGAGTGCGCCGGAAATCGCCGCGAAGTACCGCCGCCATCTCAAAGCCCGCATTGGTGCTGCCAATTTCTTTAAGCCGATGTGCGCCGCTCTGGAGGCTGCCCGTGCTGAGATGGGTAAGGAGACTCAAACTCGTCATTACAGCAATGAAAGCAACATGATCGCCCGTATTGTGCTGGGTGGCATGACCGCTAAGCAGTGGGCGCAGGTGAACGGTATCGACGGCGAACCGCGCGATAGCATGAGCGCCGCCCAACTGGAACACCTCAGCTACCTGGAGGGTACAAACATCACGCTGATCGATATGGGCATGGAGTACGGCCAGCGTAAAGCGGAATTAACCCGCCTCTCTCAGCGTTGGCTGGCTAAGCGTCTGGGGGCTAACGATGAATAAGCCCACCAGCACACCGCTGCCAAACCACTCCTATCGCGACGCTCACGGCCAGATGGTGAGCGTAACCGCTGTAGCGCATAACCGCGTGACGTTCTATCGCGAGGGCTATCAGTTCCCATGCGTACAGCCCATTGAGCGCTTCATGAAGGAGTACACGGAGGTGAAGCAATGATTACCGCCGCCCATGGTAAAAGCCTCTCTCTGGCTGGCCTGATGCCTCCATGCTCAGGCTTTAAAACCTTAGCAAAACTTAGCTTTTCATTTACTAATAAGGAGAATTATTTTCCACGTATCGCTGGTGGGATGAATCATATTGCTACCTCTGACGGCCGCGCCGCGTGGGATTTTGAGACCAGTACGCGAGAATTTAAGGACACGTTAGCGAATTGCCGGACCGTCACACGCGAATTTTCGGGCACGCTAGAGGCGAGTTTCGTGACCAGTACGCGCGATGGATTTCACACCTGCAGCAAAGAGTTTTGCGAGTCCATAAAAAAGGGCTTGATGTGCCCGGCCATCCCGGTCTATGGTTATAGCGCACCAGCAAAATCTGGTGCCGGGATTGGCGTCCTGGTAATTCGAATGGCGACACATGACGCGCCTAGCGTCTTTTTTTGTGTCGTTAGTCTGACTCACCCTTTTTTTGAGCGTTGGGATATAATCCAGCGCCTCGCAAGAGCAATGGTGGCTCAGGCAGGGGCTTCTTCGGAAGCGCCGGTATCCATTCGAGCCGGTTACGCCAACCCTGCTTGGGCTACCACCAGTGAAATTGGCGTTTCCGGTGGTAGCGTTACCCGCTATCGAATGGAGGCTGCCGCATGGCTACTACCCTCACCCAAATTCCGCAATTTATCTGGATTATCGCCGCTGTTCGCCGCGATATGCCGACAATTACCGCAAAAATTCACCATATCGCCGCAGCTTCTGAGCGTGAAGCTCGCCGTTCTCTGGTTCGGGATCACGTCTGCTTTTTCGCTGGTCGCATCCGTCTGGAGGTGGCTCATGCGTAACTATTTCCGCATTACGGGCTATGCCGTCAATAAGCGCGGTTTAACGGTTGGTATCGGCTATCAACTCACATCCAGCGACACTAAAACAGCAATGGCCCACGCAGTGCTTCAGGCGCAGCGTGAAGGTCTCAGCCACGTTCGCATTACACGCGTACAGGAGGTGGCAGCATGAGCCTGTATAACGATTTAGTTCGCCACGAATTCGGCAAAGGCGCCACCGTTGATGAGCTGGAAGGCATTCAGAACCGCATGGATGAGGCTGTGAGTGATTTGTTGCTCGGCATTAGTGCCATTGGAAGTCTGATGTTCTGGGCCACGGACAATAACAACTACACCGAGGAGACCGCAAAGGGAGACATGCGCAAAATAGGCGCAATGCTGGGTACGGTTGGTGAGGTGGTGCTGGCGCTTAACGATACCGTAGCGAATGCGGGTGTGTGCCGTTCTGACTGCGTCAAAGAATCAAAAATGAGGGCGGGCAAATGAATATAAACGCTATATACCGCCATCCTGCCGAACTTGAGGCCGAGGCGACGCTATCCCGTGTGCAGCCTTATCCGGAAGATTTTACTCTGGCAGAGCGTACCGCAGAACGTATGGCCCGCGCTCGTAATGGGTTAGTTCATGTAATGACCGATTTATCACCATACCTCGACGTTGAGCAAGCAGTCGTTGTGCATTGCTGGCTGGATAAAGTCCTGGCGATTGTCGATATGGTCAGAATTGATGCGGAGGTCAGGGTATGAGCGATATGCAGCTTATTGATGCCCAATGTCGTGTTGAACAAGCACAGGCACTGCTCTCAATATGGTTAGAGGGCACGAAAGCAGCTGAACGGGATATGCAGTTAATTTGTGCTCTGATCTCGCTACTCCAGGATGTACCAGAAACGATTAAAACGGCGGATGAAGAACTTGCTGATTACGTCTTGCGTGCACATCGGGAGAAGCGTCAATGAAACTGGCACCTAACCTGAAACATTTGCCAAAAGAAAAATTTACTGAAGCAGTTATTTTTGCTGGAACCGATGCGTATGCACATGCAAAAGGGTGGGAAGAGGGCATGGGTAAACAAGTCGCTGAGGACAGAACACCTCCTATTTATCTTGGACCGAAGCAGCTGGCGGAACTGGAGAACCTGCAAATTATTGATAAAGGGCGTCGTAGTGCTCGTGTTTATCTGGCTGGAAATATTGAGCCAATAATGATTAATGCCATTGGGGAAAAACTTGCACAGGCAGGTGTACTGGAAGCGAAATTATATAAGGGAATTCCTGACCAAAAACCGGAAAACTGGAGGCAATATCTGGCCAGGCTCAGAGAACAGGGCGAGCACACAACAACATCAATTCTGAAAACCAATAAATCTGTGAATGGCGACAACCTGAAGCCACATGTTGAAAGCCGAGCTGACGGTATTTTTTGGGTTGAGCCAAAATCAGACAAAGATACCGGGGAAATAACAACCCGTGAAAGCTGGCTGTGTTCTGCTCTGGAGGTCATAGGTACTGGCATAGATGACAGTAAAACCCGGTATCTGATTCTGCGCTGGCGCCCATTCGGTTCGAAGGGGGATACTGTCCAGGCAATACCATTTGCTGATATTGGTGAACGCGAAGGCTGGCGAACGCTCAAAGCTGGTGGGGTGAACGTCACAACCAAAAGTGGTTTACGTGCAACGTTGGCCGACTGGCTGCAGAGCTGTGCCAATGGTGAGGTATGGCGCATTGCGCATGCAACGGGCTGGCAGTGTGGCGCCTACATCATGCCTGATGGCGAGATCATTGGTACTCCAGATCAACCGGTGCTGTTTAACGGACGAAGTTCTGCCGCATCCGGTTATACCACCAGCGGTACTGTTGAAAGCTGGCGAGAGAGCGTTGGACGTCTGGCCTTTGGCAACTACTCGATGATGACTGGTGTGGCTGCAGCTCTGGCCGCCCCGCTGATTGGCCTTGCTGGTGCGGATGGATTCGGCATCCACCTCTACGAACAGTCGAGCGCGGGTAAGACTACCACTGCTAATGTGGCCGCCAGTCTTTACGGTAACCCTGACGTGCTGCGTCTCACCTGGTACGGTACAGCGCTGGGGCTGGCGAATGAAGCTGCCGCACACAACGACGCGCTGATGCCGCTAGACGAAATCGGCCAGGGCGCTGATCCGGTGGAGGTCTACAAATCTGCCTACGCGCTTTTTAATGGTACGGGTAAGCTGCAGGGGGCGAAGGAGGGAGGGAACCGTGATCTGAAGCGCTGGCGTACTGTGGCCATCAGTACCGGTGAGATGGATCTGGAAACATTCATCGCCAGTGCCGGCCGTAAGGCTAAAGCGGGCCAGCTGGTTCGCTTGCTGAATATTCCGATGCGTCGGGCAGTACGCTTCCATGAGTATGCCAATGGTAAACACCATGCCGATGCTCTCAAGGATGCATACCAGCGTTATCATGGAGTGGCTGGGCGTGAGTGGGTGAAGTGGCTGGCGGACCACCAGCACGAGGCGGTAAGCGCCGTCAGGGCAGCGGAAGAACGCTGGCGTAGCTTGATCCCGTCGGATTATGGGGAGCAGGTCCATCGCGTCAGCGCCCGGTTCGCGATTCTGGAAGCCGCACTGCTGTTGGGTAAGGTGATCACTGGTTGGGATGAGCAAACGTGTCGGGATGCTATCCAATACAGCTATAACGCCTGGCTGCGCGAATTTGGTACTGGCAACAAAGAGCATCAGCAGATTATCGAGCAAGCCGAAGATTTCCTGAACAGATTCGGACTTAGTCGGTTTGCACCGTTGCCATATGAACCAAGAGATCTGCCTATTCCTAATCTGGCAGGGTTCCGTTCCAAAGGGAATCATGATACAGACCTGATTGTTTTCTATGCTTTTCCGGCAACATTCAATGATGAAATCGCGCGAGGGTTCAACAAAGGACAATTTGCTGAAGTCCTGAAGAAAGCTGGAATGCTCACACCACCCAGTAACGGTCGCGGGTACCAAAAAAAGGGGCCCCGTATAGAAGGGCGGCAGCCATGGTTTTATGTCCTGCAGTATCTGCCGGACGACGACCAGCCAGAGTAAAAGCATTCTTCCATGTGTGTAGTTTAAGTGTTGGTTCAGTTGGTTCAGTTGCCTCAGTAGTTATATCTATCTGTTTAATAAGGTTTCATGTTTAAAAAATGAACCAACATTGAGGCAACAAACTACCAGTTTGAACCAACACTGAATCAGGTACAGGGTATCAGAAGAGAGGATCACTGCGATGACAGCTCAAATTTCAGCGTATGGCCGGCTGGTGGCCGACCCGCAGACCAGAACAACGGGAAAAGGTACGAACATGACAATGGCCCGCCTGGCGGTAGCTCTGCCCTGTAATGCGGCAGATAACGGAGAGGCTACTTTCTGGTTGGGCGTGATTGCCTTTGGTAAGCAGGCTGACGCGCTGGCCAAACACCATAAAGGCGACCTTGTCAGCGTGGCGGGCAATATGCAGCTCAATCAGTGGACTGGTCAGGATGGTGGTATGCAGCAAGGTTATCAGGTTATTGCGGACAGTGTACTCAGCGCCAGAACGGTCCGCCCAGGCGGTAAAGTAGGTCAACAAGGACAGGCTACTGATGCCCTGCGCCGGGCCCAGGAGCAGCAACCGCCCGCGACCGGGTATGAAGGATACGACCAGACACCTCCGTATGACGATGATTTTTGACATGGGTATGGATCAGTAACATGCGACTGACTACAGAACAGAAGGCGGAAATCGCTCGCCTCAAACGTAGTGGTGTAGGGTATCGCACCATCGCGAATAAAATGGGACTTAAGCCCAGCACTGTGAGTAGCTTCTGCCAGCGCAGTGGATTGTTCGCTGATAATCCGGCTCACAAGGTTCTTTTCACTATCCCTGAGGCGCGCTTTTCGAACGTACCTGCGTTAACAAAGGCACTGCCGCCCCAAAAGGTCATCACTGGTCATAAGCAGACCGATGCTTATTTGTGGGTGCTGGAAGTGATTAAGCTGAATGAGCCAGCACATCTGGATGCTGCAGAGGCAGCACTTGAGAAGCTTACCATTAGCCCAAAAGACGTAGAGAAACGGTATCGTGACTGGATGGTCGCTAATGGTGCTGACATATTGCAAACCGCTTTCGGTACCTTTTTCATGGATGATCCTCAGCACTACCTCAAGCTTGCCAGGGAGAATATCAGGAAGGCCAGCGAAGTTCGTGCTGTGTTTGGTAGTTATGAAGCTGCTATGGAACCAGTAGAAGCAGAGTTGCTCATCTCACGATCTGCATTTTTGGTAGATGAGGATTTTGGGCTGACGAGGGAAGAAGTCGCCGATGGAAGTATTTCAGGTATCGAGCGATATCTGGAACTGGATGATGCTCGGAAAGATGCACATCATGGTTTCACGGATGTACTGCCTTCACCTCACACACTATCCGATGTTGTCCGCGAATTTGATTACTGGACGTGGCTTTATTGGATACGCGATGCTGCTGGGCGAGAGTTAGGTCACCAGTATTCTGAAGGGCTGAGTCAGGAGGTCTATGATCGAGAGGACTGGCTTGATACCCAACTTGCTACGATCAGTCCTATCCACCAGCAGGAGGCTATTGATGTGCTGAAATGGTTACTCAAAAGTGACCGACACGAAGGGCGAGATGAGGTAGATGCTATTCTCATGAATTTGGTTACAAAGGGTTAGGTGTAAAAGAAACCCGGCACGGTGGCCGGGTTATGGACGTTACATTCTTATTAAATAGGTATCAGAATTTTGTGATGTCGATATTGTAGATCGCCATCCATGCTTCTGCAGGGTAGGAGTTTAATGGAACGGATTGGTAGTGAGGTGTAAGAATTTCTACTGATAGGTTGTGGTAGCTGCAGTAGTTTGCCAGCGCCTGCCAACTGTACTTTCCAGGCATAACGCTTTTAACATGCGCAATCGTAGCGTGCCTAAATCCTTCGCCTTTGCTATGAACATACTTGTTGTGCTGCATAACATGTTGACCATAGGCGCCGCGCACTGATTTAAACTGACCATCTTTCTTTTCCAGCATAAGTTGTGCACGCTCAGTCGCTTCTGCCTGATCGGCAAGTTGTCGAAGCGCATCAGCATAGGTTTGAGGCACCATGTTATATCCGCCAGTTTTACGGATAGATGGAAGAACCTCAGAAGTAACCCATTTTTTAAAGTGTTTCGCTTCTACCTTCTGCGACCCCATTACTGCATTATATAACCCAGACTCATTAATAAGTGTCTGATTTGTGTAGTTTCGTCCATTTTGCAGGGTCTGTTTTCTTTTCTCATCCTCATCCAGCCTTTCAGTCATGTTGCTGGTTTCTGCATATCCAAGAATATCTGCAACATCTTTTGCTACAAACCACACCTCTGAATATTCATCAGTCATAGTTCTTACGGCATTACCGTTAAAATCGAACTCATTCAAAGCAACAGGATGACTCATCGCACCACCTAAAAAGATGGCATCGAATGCTTTACAGGGGATCTCGCTTGAGTTAATCTTCTAAACCGAGATCTCAAGAAAGCATTGTTAGCCAATTAATGATGTTTTGCAGCCCCTGAATAGCTCCAACTGTTCAGGGGTTTTCCTTTTGTGTATGAGTACAAAATGCTCATACAACACTCAAATCCTACCCAGGAAAATAATAAACTTCAATAAAATGATCAGCTTATCGCTGTGATTTTTTACACATGTAATGTTGTACAATAAAAAAGGCCGCATTTCTGCGACCTCTCTCTACCCACCGATTACTTACCCATGCTTCCTGTACGTCTGCGGCATTACCAAAAAACATCGAACTACCGGTCTGGCTTACTCAAAGTCATCCCGCCCACACCTTCGCTTGAAGAAAATTTTGTCCAGCCTGAGGACTATCCCAACCAACCCGATAATCAGCAAAGTAATAAGTATGGGGATAACTAAGTCAGACATGCTTCCTCTGCATTGTTTAAATCTTATTTAGGCGGAGCATCAGAGGACTGGCTGTCTAGCCATTCTGCAAGTTTCTTTAAAATCTGCACTCATGTTGGATCTGCCTTATGTACCTGGAGTCACATAGCCACCCAGAATGAACCACGCCAGAAAAGCTACAGCAACGATAAATACGATCACCGGGAAGGCAATACCTATCCTCATCGATCCTCCTTGAATCAATTAATTTAAAGCAGCGTTCCAGCACCACAACTCGCATAACGAGCAACAGCGCATAGCGGCGCAGAGAACCACGATTTTGAGCGTAAACCTCATGGCTTTTGTCCGGAGAATGAGCTTAGCGCCTGACTCCGCGGTATCCAGCATTATGCTCAGAAAAGCACAACGATGAACTAAATTAACAACAGTACAGCCATCATGATGACGATAACGGTCATTGCAAATATCTTTGCATCCTTCATGCGACCTGCAGTGTCGGGGTATGACACCTCTTCACAGACTGGCGCAGAAGAACTGTCAGAGCTATGCGTACAGGGTATGCAGATGATATAGCTCAATATTAGATCGGAATCAGGAGGGGCGATACCTGTGTATTTATCAGGGATACGTGTTAACTCCGTGCTACATCGACACGGTGATCCATTCGCTTCTACCTACTACAGGAATTGGTGGTGATTTTTTGCTGCTTCGATTGATGTTAGGATAAATCCGAGGTGACATAATGAGATTAGGGATATGAAAAAGACACTTTTAGCATGCGTTATTGCCACTAGCCTCTTGGCTGGGTGTGGGCCAAAGGATTTAACCCCGGAGCAGAAGCAGGAAGTTGCAAGTCTCCGTAGCGAACTGGCTAAGGCTGAACAAGAAATTGTCGAGGCTAAATCACAGCAGGGGCAGTATACTGGGGGATTAATTAGAAATCTTATAACAGCCAGACTTGAAGTCTTAGGGACTAATAAAGCCCTTTTGGAGCAGCGTATTAACGCGATTGAGTCGGGGGCTAAGATTGAGATATCTGTTAGCGGTGTTAAACCAAATCCTGAAGCAGCGGCGGCATTAAAAACTGAAATTGAAACTCTTGATACACAGATTGCCGATGCTAAGAAAGATGCAAGTCAGTACAGTGGTGGTCTGCTACAGGCACTGAAACTATCTGCTATTGCGACGCAGGAGCAAACAAGGGCGATGCTTCAACAGAGATACCTTTCGGCAACGTATGGGTTAGCTGAAGTGAAAGTACCTAATGAGCAAGCAAACGAAGCAATCACAGAAAAACAAGCAGACAAAGCAGAACCCCATTCCACCAGAACGCCGTTACTTCCACCAGGTGAAGGACCATTCGGTTTAGAGGCCGGTTTGTCTAAGAAAAATATTGAAGACATGATTGGTGAAGAGCTTGAGCCAATGGCGAATAATGTCAATCTTTATACGGCTAACTCTTTACCCAAAATGAATGCTGGCTTTGAGGCGTATGGGCTGTTGATATCTCCAACAGTAGGGCTATGCCAAATAAGAGCTCTTGGGAAAGATATTGATACAGATAGTTATGGCTTTACTATCAAATCAAGATTTAAAGATCTCATGGAGTCACTATCTTCTATCTATGGAAAGGCCAAGGAAAATGACTTCCTTCTGGCTGGTTCAATATGGAAAGACCCCAGAGACTGGATGATGGGATTGTATAAGCATGAAAGATATTTGTCAGCTGAGTGGAAAGGAACTGCAGAGGCTCCACTAAAAAGTAAATTAACTTCCGTATCGATCGAAGCTAGAGCAAACAGTTCTGATAAAGGATATATCTTCCTTCAGTATAATTTCAATAACTATGATGTTTGTGAAGCTGAGGTTGAAGCAGCGAAAAAAAGCTCTCTTTGAATAACCAGAAAAATGCGAGCCCTGTTATCACAGGGCTCTGATTATGTTTTGCTAATTAGCCTGTTATGTGTTCGGTAGTTACAAAAGCCCTGAAAGAAAAAGAGATATAAGGTTTGACAAAGGATTACCTGATAGCGGCCTACTTGTCAGCAATTGCTATCTGGCCAGTCACCCTGGCGTTAATTGGTCTCTCTGCAGGAGTGGCATTCTTTACAAGGTGCAGGGTGATGGGCGTTGTCCTCGTCGTTCTGTTCATGCTGGTCACCGTTGCTGCGTAGCAGTTTGAGCATTACATGTAGAATCATACCGCCCCATGAAAATGCCCATATCTTATTTATAGGCAGAAACGGTGTGTTCTGGCTATGTATGGCAGGAATGGTGTGTTATGCCTATAGATAGGCAATCTTGATGAGTTCTGCCTATAAGGACTGATAGCGCTCGAAAATTGTCGTTGAGATGTACTTATGTTCGGAGCCATTGCGGGAGATAGTTAAACGCCCACCAGCCCGTGCTGAGGATTTCGGTGGCCTTCACAAAGCAGCCGGGGAGACCCGGCGCCGCATGGGGATTACTCAGCCAAACGGCGAGGCGTTCAGGTTAAAAACAAGTCGATGAAAGTGGCTGTATTGGATTAGTCTTCTTCGATGTTACGATAATGCTTTATTTACTTTTGGGGATAAGTTGATGTCAGTATGGCACATCATTGTGTTGATATTCGCTATTATCATTTATGTTCTTCCCGGTGTTATAGCCAGTTCAAGGGAGCATAAAAACGCTACGGCAATATGGGTGCTAAATATTGTCCTGGGCTGGAGCTTCTTGGGTTGGATAGCCGCGCTTGTCTGGTCTTTCACAAACCCAGGAGTGGTTAAGCTCGAACCACAGGTGTTTGGCGCGGACTCTACTGGTGGCGGTTCAGTAGACGATACTAAAAAATGTCCGTATTGCGCCGAAACAATAAAAAAAGAAGCGATATTGTGCCGATTTTGCGGAAAAGACCTACCATAAGTGTTAATCATCCAGAAATAAAACCCCGCTTCGGCGGGTTTTTTTGTACCTTTGTGTTTCACAAAGCGCAACGCTTGCCATTTATGTTGCATAAACTACAATATAAATTGACTGTATAAATATCAGGGGTAAGCAGATGAACCGATCACAAATCACGGTAGCACTTTGCCGGGAGCACCTTCAGTCCATTCGTGAAATTCAGGAAGAGGAGCGCAAGCGTTCTCCGATTGGTGTAGCACCAACGGTAAACGCTATTGCCCGCGCATTAGTTGCCAAGGGCCTTGAGTCCGTTAAGCGGGGTGGGTGATGGAGCAACTACAGAGACTGGCTGAAGTTATTGCCGAAACCTATATTCGCGATCTGCGCCGGGAAACTGGAGGTAACGTAATTACCGTTGATGGCGTCAGCGGTAATGTTGAAAAGCACCTTTTAGCCGCAGGGCTGGTGGATAATTCAGTTTCAGCAGCCAAAAACCAATACGGGGCGACATTTGAACGTGAAGCATATCAAATGTTACTGCGGTTAATTTCTCTCGATGGCCCGGAGTATCGGCTGACTGAGCATGGTGCTTACGTCATCACCTTCATGACGACTAAGGCTTTAAAAAAACAGTCTTCCACGACAGTACACTGAGGTGCGTATGAGTAATAATTTTGGTAATTATTACATTGAAATTGACGCTGATGTCTTACCGTTCCTCAAGGGGATGGACAAGGTACAGAGCACTCTTGATGCGCTTTCGGCTGATTCGAAAAATGGCAGTAAAGCCTTTGATAATTTGAGCTCGTCCGCATCTAGTGCCGGAACCTCATTTAGTGAACTTGCTGGCTACGCCCGCTCAATGGATAGCTCGCTCAAAACCTTAAACTCAAATGTGAATGCCATCACGCGGGCTATGCAGGAAGCTGGTTCAAGTGCCGGCGGCGCTGGTGCTGAGTTTACTAGGGCAGAGGCTATCCTTGAGAACCTGGGGAACCAATTGGCAATTCTCGACGAAGCCCAAGAAAACGGCGCACGTAGCGCAGCAATCCTCGCTGCACAGATCCGGGCGGGCTCGAAGGCCACCGATGAAGAGAAGCAGAAAATCGGCGAGCTTACCGGGCGACTCTATGACATGAAAACGGGAGTTGATACCGGAGCCAAAAGCCACGGCAACTGGAAAAACACCATGCAGCAGGCCGGGTATCAGGTTCAGGATTTTGTTGTGCAGGTTCAGGGTGGGCAGTCTGCGCTGGTGGCCTTTGCGCAGCAGGGCTCTCAGTTGGCCGGTGCTTTTGGCCCCGGCGGTGCTGTACTCGGTGCCGTTATCGCTATTGGTTCCGCGGTGGCCGGTACGCTTGTAGCGTCTCTGGGTAAGGGTAAGGATGCGATGGAAGCGCTTCAGGACGCCACGAAAACGCTCGACGATGTAATGACGGTATCGAGTAATGGCGTGGCGGCGCTATCAGATAAATATGCTGAGATGGCCCGTATTAACCTTTCTGTCGCAACAGCCATGAAAAAGCAGGCTGAGTTAGAGGTAAGCAATGCGCTGGCAAAGCTACCATCACAGATTAAAGATGTGACAACTGAGTTTATTACGTTGACTGACAGGATTACCTCCGGATTTTCTGGCGCATCTCCTAGCATTAAATTGTTCAACGCAAACCTGAAGTACCTCGGGGTTACAACAGACGATTATGGACAAGCAGTCCAGCAGGCCATGTCTAAAGGCCCGGATTTTCAGACAATAACTCTTTCAATGGCAGGTACAGTTGATGCGATAGCTGAGCGTTTTGGATGGACGAGCGATCAAGCTTTTCTATTCACTAAAAAACTCTCGGAGGTTAGCAATAAGGCAGCGCCGGCCACTGATGATCTAATAGCACTAAATAATATCATTTTAAGCAACGGAAGCAGTACGCAAAAAGGGAGTGAGCAAACAGCCATATACTCCCGAAAGATGTTAGATATGGCTAGCAGTGCGGTAACAGCAGAGGCAAAGCTGGCGCAACTACGAGCCATTACAATCAGCCTCAGCGACAGCCAGGCTAAGGCCTTGCAGCAGGCCCGCCAGGAGCTTTTCATCACTAAACAGACTGGAGAGGCCAAACAGCAGGCGCAGGCATGGCGTGACGCTGAACGGCAGGGGCTTAAAGCCGGTACGCAAGCTTTCAGAGAATACTATCAGGTTAAGCTCCAGACATATAAGCAGCAGGAAGCCAACGCCGAAGCCGCTAAAAACGAGCGAAACGCACAGAGCGAAGCTAATTCGGCAGCAAAACAAGCAGGTACTCAGGCAGAACGGAATGCCCGTATCCTTGAGGGTTATCAGCAGAAGGCGGCTTTGTCTGCTGACTCCACCAGCGACCTCTCCCGCGAGCAGGCGATACTGGCGGCGAAGCAAAAACTAATTAACCCAACGCCCCAGCAGGTCGCTCAGGTTGAAAGAGACGCAGCAGCGGCATGGGATAAGGCCGCTGCCCTGAAAGCACAGAATGCGGTTCCTGAGCGCAAGGAGAACGCCGACTATGCCGCCCAGCGTAAGGCACTCGACAGCCTGAAAGACCAGAAGAACGCCAATGGTGAGCTGATAATCTCACAGGAGCAGTACAACCGCGCCTCAGAGCAGTTGGAGGAGCAGCACCAGGTAAACCTCGCCAAAATCCGTGCACAGCAGGTCGTGAGCCCGACGCAGGAGGCGCAGGGACAGATAGACCCAGTTCAACAACTGGCTAATCAGCACGCCCAACAAATCGCGTTAATACAGCAATTCGAGACACAGAAGGGCCAGCTAACCCAGCGCGGCATCGAGCTGATGAACGCGGCGAATAAACAGTATGAGCAGCAGCGAATCGCCGCGCAGTGGGAGATCTACCGCAATCAAAGCCTGAGTAATGAAGCGCTGGCGGCATCGTTTGATGCGCTGGCCGGGAATGCTTCTAACGCCCTTACCGGTGTGATAACGGGGAGTATGAGCGCTCAGGAGGCGATGCGCTCTTTATCCAGCACTGTGCTGAATAGCCTGATTAACTCCTTCGTCCAGATGGGCGTTGAGTGGGCTAAAAACGCCATTATGGGGGCTACCACTCAGCAGGCTGCCATTATCGCCACTTCTGCGGTTCAAAATGCTGCCGTGGCTACTCAGGTTGGCGTTTCTACTGCCGCAGCCGCTACAACAACTGCTGCATGGACGCCTGCAGCGCTAATGGCATCGATAGCATCTATGGGTACTGCGGCTAAGATTGGCTTGGGTGCTTTACTCGGTGTTATGGCTATGGGTATTGCTGGCGGCCGTAAGAATGGCGGCCCGGTATCATCCGGCAATATTTACCCTGTAGGCGAAGGAAACCTCCCGGAGTTCATGCAGACCAGCAAAGGTCTATTCATGATCCCTGGTGATGATGGTCGAGTATTCAGTAACAAGGATGTGACAAGCGGCTCTCCGAGCATCAAGAGAGCGTCAACCGGTAAAGAATATCTCCCGGCATCCTCAGCATCATCCAGCCAGGCGGAAAGCCGCACTGAACGACCGATACAGGTCAACATAACCCTTATCGACCAGACCACCGGCAACCAGCACAACATTACTGGCACTGAAGCTTTCCAGCAAGGTGACGTGGTAACAGTTACTGGATTTCTCAATGACGTGGATACCGGCGGCCCAATGTCCACAGCGATCGCAGATGCGCACGGGCTTAGACGGCAGGCAAGGGGCGCCTTTTAATGTGCCCTAAGGGGGGAGGTAAACCCTCTCCCCCATGCTTTACAGGACTGCCAGTTTAAGAGCATTTTCACCCGTCGGAAATAAGAACTTTTTTTCGCGTGAACGCAGCCAGTAAACAACCTACCCCATGAGAGGGTGACAAAAGTTGACATCGAAAGGCGATCCCGTGACTAACGACGAAAAGCGAAAACTATACCGTGCGTGGGCTGATGATATCGGCGGCGGAACACCTTTCCCGGACGCCTGCAGGGATATGACGTGCGGAGCGACGACGAGGAAAGGGACACCGTGCAAAATGACGGCGCTCTACGCTTCTGGGCGCTGCAAGTTACACGGTGGCATGAGCACCGGCGCAAAGACGCCAGAGGGTAAGGCCCGGCAATTAGAGGGATTCCGCCGCTGGCTGGAGAGAAAGCGGCAGGCCACCAGCCAGGGTGACAATACGCAGTAAAGTTCGCGCTAGATGGTACGCAGTACGCAGAAAGGTACGCAGCAGAATGGAGCTTTTTGCTGCGCGTACCTGGTAGAGATAAGAGGTGAAAAATGGGTATTAAAGGCAGGGGCATGAACAACATCCGGCGCAACATGAATGCGCTGGTGAGGGACATTACTGGGCGGCGCTTACCTCGCGCAATGACAGCCGCTTTGCATGAGGCCGGACTCGTAGCCGCAATCTATACGCCAGTTGATACCAGCACGCTGATTAACTCGCAGTTTAAAGAGGTCATCACTAACGGGACGCGCATCACTGGACGCATCGGATATTCAGCAAATTACGCAATCTATGTAGCAGATCCGAACATCCCGCAGAAATTCACCCTCCCCAGGGCCAGGAAAGAGTTTCTACAGCAGGGTGTTGCTGATGCTAAACCGCAGATGGCGGCGGCTTTCCAACGGGAGTTATCAAAGCGCTGA